TAAAAACTATTCGTCTGTTATGGTTTTCTTGGCTGCATTCCGTGCTTCCTGTTCCTCTTTAATCTCTTCTACCTGATCTTTCAGTTCGCCATAGTTGTTGCAATAGGCGACACCTGCCTCTGTCGTCCAGACTCCACCATTTACGGCTGCGACTGCAACATCCACCTTATCCTTGTCGTTGTCTATAATAAACGGATCAAGATCAGTCTCTATGTCTATGGTGTTGGAAGCCTTTTCAAGCGATGAGTTAATGTCACCAATGGCAGATACGAGAAAATTAGTGTTTCTCTGGAAAAAAGGACCGAGCACCTCCCCGTGATTGGCTACCTCCATGTGTGCGCCCATGAAAGCGAAGCGGAACGACACGCCACTGAATGCGTTGCCCAGCCCTTGCAGTTTCTCGAAGGATATCTGAGGCGTACCCGTCAGGTCATAGGCATGGTTCAGAAGTTTCTCCCACTCCACCTTGACAGGCTCTGCGTTCTGGTTCCAGACAAGATATTTGGCATCTGCACCTTCTCCCGTCAGTTGTGCTATCCTGTTGCGCATGTCGCCATCCAGTTTGTCAAGATCTCCGAAAAGCATGAGGATCGGAAAGAAGTGGTAATCGATGCAGTCCGCATATTCGGATATCAGCTTCTCCAACCTGATACGGACATTGCGGATCTTCTCACACAAAGCCTCTGGTATCTCGGCAAAGATGACTGGAAGCTTGCGGAAAGGCGACTCGAAAGACAGTGAACCGTTCAACTTCCATTCTTCCGCAGTTGACTCCCATACATACACCTGCCCCTTCGCTATAGTCATAAAGCACTGATATTTGTTACCTTCGAAGTCCGTCTTCTCATATTCACGGGAAAAGGCGACCATGTCACCGCTGTCGTCGTAGAACGGATATAGCTTGTCACCACGGAAAGGCGACCAGATGGAAGCTTTCAGTTTGTACTCAGGAGCTTTCTTCCCGAAGATATTTTCTATCTTGGCTTTCATCTTAGCCCAGAACCCGTCATCTTTCACCACGTACCAGTACAGGGCGACCTCCCTTTCCGAGAACAGGGAACGCACGATCTTGCGGTTGAGGTACTTCATCTTGACCTTCTTCATAACCTGCTTGACAGCCATAAGTACGCCCCTCTCGTCATCATCGGAAGGCGTACATTCCATCTTAGGCTCATTGCCTACAGAGAATGCCACATGGATATTGACGATGTTCTGCTCGATAGGCAGTGCGATACGGTTAGGATCTACGTCCTTCGTCTTGGCAGGTATCTTTGTGGTTTTGCCAGTTTTCTCATCGTACTCTTCTGTTTCAAGGGAGGTCGTTATCTTAATCTTCGGATACTTAGTAGTATCTGTGATGATCTCGTGCTTTTGAGGATCCCAGTCCGCCATGAGCTTAGTCGCATCGGGAAGTTTGTTTTTCCTACCTTTCTTCAAATAAGTAATCTTCTGGCTGATATCGTTCAGCGCAAGGATGTCATCAATGGTTTTTGGTGTTGTCGTATTCATATCATTTTGTTTTTAGTGTCCCATTACAGAGGCAGTCAAACCGCCTCCATTCTTGTTTCTCTTACCCATCAGTTCGTTATAGCATACATACCTGGCACCGTCTATACCGTGATTGAAGTCGTCCACTGGAACATTGAGCCAGCGTCCGTCCTTATCCTGCTGCCATGTGTAGTTGTCGAACTCCTTGATAAAGTTCACCGAATGCTCAGTGATGTATATCTGCATACCCTGCATGAACTGTATGCCGTCCACTACAGAGCCTGCGCCCTTCTTAGTTGCGAGGATAGGTATTCCTGCATTTCGGATCTCTCTGACTGTCTTAGGTTCGGCACTTTCAGCCCAGCACTTTCGTGTGGTACCTTCTTGTTGCCTCTTTATCTCCTTGATGATGTCTGGATTGAGCATCTGAGTCCTGTAGCACTCTTCGTCAAGATATATGGCATTCTTGAAATATCCGAGCGTTCCTATGGCGGTTGGATCGTTAGTGAATCCGAAATCGATGAACCTCCAACGCTTCTTCACCCAGAAAGGAATCTCAGGTACCAACTTATATTCGAATATCAGCCCCTCGATCTTCGCTCGTTCCCCCAGACCATATATCTTCCACTTGCGGATGTCAACGGTTCCATTGGCATAGTTATACTCAGTCGGCTCATAGGATAGGATCTTACGACGCATATTCTCAGGGATAAACGGGTTGTCTATCATCGTGGAATGGTCGAAGTAACAATCCTCACGACTGCAGACATTGTCATAGATCCAGTGTTTTTCCGCAGTTGGGTTGTAGTCGAGAAGCGCAAATCCAGAACAGCGTTGCTCCAACTGGTCGAAATCGTCCTTGCTTGCCTCCATCGCCTCGTTAATCCAGAAGATATCGCAGGTGAGACCGTGAAGACGCTGCACATCGTCGAGACCTACAAACTCGAAAGTGAATCCGTTAAGCCTTACAATATGGAGCGACTTGTTGACGCTGACCTTTCCGAGCAGACCCATTTCTGTGTAGATTCTCTCGAAATCATGCCATACCGTTCCGTAAAGCCAGGTACCTTTCTTTCTGGAGATGACAATACGCTTCTTCTCTTTGCTGCGGTTAGCCCATTCGAGGAAGAACTGGATAAGGGAATAGGTCTTTGAAGATCGGCTTCCTCCCTCGAACACATACACGTTGAACCGTCCAGTAGCACGTGCCTGCGTCATCCTCCAGAATATAGGAGTCACTTTCAATTTCTTCCTCGTTCCCATCTTGACGTTTATCCGTTAATGAGTCCCATGTAGGTCTTACGGGAGAACCGGATATCGTAGGCATCTCTTCCTCCGTTACGGAATCGTGATGTCCTCATAATGTTGTCCGTGTACCTGTCAGCCGCAATGTTCGCACGGGCAACTCTGTTTGCAGTTGCACGTGGATTCGACTCGATTCTGTCAGCCTGATCTATTATCTGACTGTAAGATTTCCTTCTTCTGACTCAGCAAAATTTTTAGATGATGAATTATTCTTTTTTCTTAACTCTTTCCTGCAACTCCAGATCTTCTTTCCTGTTGAAAGTAACCTCGATGTCATAGCCGTCCACTGTATTATCCTCCGTCTCTTCATCTATGCCGTTGACCTTCTTCTTCCAATCCGGATCATAGTTCATCAGCCATCGGTTTTGTGCCTGGAGATTTGGAGCAAGCTCAACCTCTGTAACTACCTTATGCTGATCTGGAGTTATCCATCCCAAACCGTCACATATCGGACATTTAGGATCTTGTCCTTTGCATTCACAACGCCTCTGCACATATTGAGTCGTTCTTACCAGCCTGCCTCCTATTGCCGATTTCAGGAAGGCGGCACGTACTATACTATTCACCTGCGCACGGGCGTTATATAATGCTTCGGCTATTTCGGGGTGTTCGGACTTCTTTTCGCTGAACGTCGATTTGTTAAGCCCGATGGCGAAAGCAATCTCCATATCCGTATATCCCCTTCTGGCGAGTTCGGATATTTTTTCCAGGAATGTTTTTCCCGTATAGTCGAACTTCGGTTTACTTCCTGCTTTTTTCCGTATAGATGTTTGCCTTTCTGCCATAGTTATTATTTCCCGTGTCAGCCGTTAGACAGTCCCATATAGGTATTACGTGAGAACTGTCGGCTGTATAATCTGTCATCGTTGTAGTTCCAGTTACCGACACGACGACGGATGTTGTCGTAGTATCTGAATGCAGCGTTCCTTGCCGCACCGACTCTTCGCTGATCTTGCACAAGTGAGTTTTCAGCAATTCTGTTGAACTGGTTCATAATGTCATTTACTGATTTTGTTCTCGTTTTGACTCGGCTTTTGCTTTTTAAATGTTAAACTTTATATTTTTCTTGTTTCGTATTTTCTTTTTACTTATCTTTGCAGCAGAAAGTATGACTTACAGCAAGTAGATCCACGATACAGGTAAAGGTGGCTGCGTATGCACGTGTAGAGGTTCAAATCCTTCATCTTGCTGTTATTCATACTTTTTTGTATTTTGGAAGCCTAAACTCTCCTGGATCTTTCACCCTCGAAGCTGTTATAAAGTTCACCTTTCTGGATTTCCCACCCTTCATCTTAATTTCATAGTTTGGATGAACTATAAACTTTGACTTGTAGTCTGTATAGACAAACACCTTGCCATCATAATATAAGTTCATTTTAGACCTATTACTTGGGAATCTTGCCAATGTCAACCCAGAAACGGATATACCATCTCGCACTTTCGTAGATCTTGTGGCGTGGCTGATAGATTTCGGACTCATGTATAGCGATTTACTACCAAGAGTAATGTTGTTAGCTTTTGCAAAGTCAGACATTCTTCTTTCTAATCTTCCGACGGAGAAAGGAGATACTGTAGAAAAACCACGTCTACTAATATCTGTTATGACCTCACGTATTTTTCGTGCAGCCGCACTTACTGCATATATATCGCCTCCATCTCCGTTCATAGCTACTATTCTATCCGTTCTACCTGTTCGTCAAACACTTCGCCTTTGATGATCTTCTCATAAGGTGAATAGCCGAAACGCTCCATGAAGTCAGATTTAGCCTGAAAGTCGGTAAAAGACAGTATGACGTAGGCTTCCATGTTCTCTGCAGTCTTTATGGCACCTTCCTTGACCTTCTGCTTCACTTCCTTCATGTGGGCTACCTTGGCAGCTCTCTCCATATCTCGCTCCGCCTTACGTTGTTGCATTTCTGCATCGTGATCGGCATTTACCTCGGACATCATGTCATCGATTTCACCGGATAGTTTGGCTTCCTCTTCCGTCTGCAAGAGATAGTCAACACCGAAGATGTTCAGATCTGCATCGGTAAGTCCTGCATCTTTCCAACTAATTTCTGGAATAAGCTTTGCCATCTTGTCATCGTCATAGCGTCCCTGGGCGTTCTGGTTATTCAGAAGCACATTCACCTCCTTTTCCGTTTTCAGGTCTACATCGATTACGTCAAAGCGGAGTTGATAGTCATTTTCTTTGGTTTCTGGATTGTACTTTACAAGCTCATCCATGATACTGATGCGCTGATGACCCTGCACGATGGTATATCCAGTTCGCTTGTTACAGATAAGACCTCCCAAAAGACCATATCTGCGTATTCCCTTCTTCAACCTTTTGTACTCATCTTCGTCAATGGTACGTGGGTTGTAGTCTGCGAAATGTACCTGCGAGCGTTTAAGCTCCATCGATACAGAAGGAAGATATTTACCTGCAATATTCATTGTTGTTGGAATTTAGCCATTGGAATTGGCAAGAGAAAGACCCATATACACACTGCGAGGAATCTTCGTATCTTCTGCAGCGTTTGCATAGCGTGAACTGCGGATGTTCCCTGCATAGCGTACTGACGCATCATAGAACCTCTGCCACCTTTGACTCGTATAATTTGGATCGGTCTGGTGTGTACGGCTTTGTACACGATAGAACTGATCTGATAGTTGTCTGATTGTCTTTGCTCTTCTGACTCGGCTTGTTATTATTTATGTTGTTGGTCGTATTCCCATAGGATTCTCTCACTCATTGGGAATGTCTTGTATATCTTCTCCAGATCCTGCGGATAGTTCTCTCTCAGCCACAGAAAGCAGTCAAGGTTGAATCCTACTCCGTTGGAAGCTTTAAGTGAATAGCGTACAGGCTGTGGCAGCTTCTTCTGACGCATGTAGGACAAGATATCCTTCTGCGTCCAATCTGCCAACGGGTAGACCATTCCGTTGTTTTCATAGTCATTACCCTCGTACTGTCTTAACATCAGGTTACGGTTCATGCCGTCTGCTTTCTTCATTCCGAGAAAGACATAACTGACACCGAACCTCTTCCGCATGGCGTTCACGACATCGGCAAGCTTCAACAGCTTTATCTTAGGCTGTGCCACACAATACATTCCGCTCCGAAGGACGTATGTAAGGTTCCAGTGTGGTACCTGTATGAACTCGACACGTGGATATTTAGCCTTTACCCATCCGATCCAACGTTCTATATGCTCCAGCCCCTCGACAAAGTACATAAACACACAGACGATGCGATCGAAACGGTGATACAGCATGTCTAACAGTACAAGGCTGTCTTTTCCAAGACTGCAAAAGAGTATGCAGCTATCGGACTTCTGTCTGACGGCTGCAATACTCTTATATGCGGTCTCTGTTTTCGTCATGGTTATCCGCCTGATAGACCTAAACCACTACGAACTTCGCCATATTTCTGGCGACGTGTCATAAACTGACCTGTGCCACCTGTGAAAGAGCGACGACCTACAACGCCTCTGCTTGCGCTTGCGCTTGTACCTACTGAAATTCTGACTCAGCTAAAATTTTAAAGTTTGACAATATGGTTAACTACACACTCTTCTCGATGATTTTGCCAAGATCGTACATGATCTGCGATGCGATGTACTCTTCGCCTTTGTACTGATATGTGATATCGTTGCCGTTCTCATCTGTCAACAGGTAAACACTCGCACCCTTGCACTCAACGATGATATACGGACGCTTACCTGTATATGCGCCTGTTAGAAGCTTGATAGCGTCATACTCGATGGGCTTTATGTCAATATCACCCTCTTCTGGCAGATCTTCGTCGGCATCGTACTCTTTGCCGTTGCACACATACTTGATGTACTTACGTGCGTTTGTAGGACGGATTTCTCTCGTCTCTGTTTTCTTCTCGCCTGACAGTATCTCGTCGAAATACTTTTGCTTGATTGATAACGTCAATATCTTCATAACTCTTTCGTATTAATGTTCAAAATTAGTAATTTCTTTTGAAACAGCCAAGCATCTGCCTGAATTTGTTGCAGGTAACGGATTCGAACCGCTGACCTTCACCAAGTCAAAGTGACGAGCTACCACTGCTCCAACCTGCGATATCTCTGCAAATATCGCCATTTTATTTCTTCTCTCGTCGTTGCTGCCTGGGCTATGTGCGACAATTTTAAGAATGTCGCAAAATAGCCCTGATACAGCATAACAACCAAAATTTACAAAATACCGTTTCATTTTTCCAACAGTGCCAAAACCTCTGACAAACTCTTTTCTTTGTGAGCAATTACGTCTGTAGTTTCGCATCTTTCGTCAGTCAGCATCCTGGCAAGCTGCAAGAAAGAAGGCGTTTCTTCAAACAAGCTTCTCACCCTCTCATATTTAAGTGCCAACGTCAAGACGGCATGGGTGTATAGCGTATCACCGAATCTGTCTATTACCTTTGCCAACGTATCAGTATCTACAGGATAGACTTTGTGATAGTAATTGTACAACGGTTTTTCCGATGTCTCATTCGTTTTCATAATCTTATCTGTTTATATTCTGTTACCATAGATGTCCCTGTTATGTCTATACGCCCTGTCATCAAAAATAAGGTGTACAAAGTTCAAGTTAGAATAATAACACCCAAACCTGTAGTGATAATCACCATACATGACAATCTCTTCACCTTGCATAAAAGCAAAACGAGAGTTGCCGATGATTTTATTAACTGCCTCTTTCAACTCTTCTGAACGCAGCCCAAAAGCCTTTATCTTAGGTGCAAGAATATACCTGAAAGCGGTTTCGCTGTCTGTCATGTCACCAACAGGACAGATGTCAAGAACGCCATTATGAGCAAACCAGGTACGTGCCTCTTTGTCATAGAACGGGTGACAGTTCGATTGCTTTACGCTGCCGTGAGTCGCCCATCGAAAGTGCATAATGCAGGGATCGCTGTCTGGCACTTTCTTGATCTCTCTGAGAAAGCCTGCGACAGACAAGCCTTTGTAACTCATAGTCGGTGTACAAAACCCACAGCCGTCGCTGTTAGCCCTGAACATTGCACGTATTATCTCATTTGAGGGCATTGCAGCCCCTTTTGGCTTCACACATATAACACACATACTTATTACCTTTTTAGTCGTTTATAACCTTGTTTCTGTAAGCAGTGCGCCCTTGTTAAAGGGCTGCACGTCTCAGTGAATCTCTTCTATTGATGAAATATGTCTTTTCTTCGTCTGTCAAGAAAGGTATGTCATTAATCTCGCAGATGTAGCCTGTCAGTTCGTTATTATAACTGTATTCTATGAGTTTAGCCAAGAACATGACCCAACGGCTGATCTTCTCATAACTCGTTGTGCCTGAGTGCTGGCGAAACTCTATTGTCCTATGAGCCGAATAAGCCATAGCATTGAACTTGTAGTATCTGTCATTATGAAAAGCGTTTGCCACGTCTGCCTTTGTCTTACAGCCACTCAGATTAATGTTCAAGGTGCTACCGCAATACGTATTATTATCGCCTCTTCTGGACTCTGGCATAAATGAATCTATAGCCGTTTCAAGTTTCTGATAGTTACGTGCTACCCTGATATAGTGAGCGTCACTGATAGACGCTGCACCAATATGCACATGCAGACCACAAGAACGATTAACCATTGCGCCTACCTCTTCAAGTGACTTGCAAAGAGCCTCTAAGCTGCTAAGACCGCTTTTGCCTTTGAGAACAGGTGTTACAACCTCGTTTGAGTTTTCGCCTGTCAGTGAGCCGTCAGATACGATTTTGAAATAATCTGTATGTTCGTGCGTGTAACCCCTTGAAACGATATTCAGATTTTTTGCCCCCCCCACTTCGATTAGGCTGTCACGTGTAAAGTTGTAGCATTCGATCTCGATACCGAAAGTGAGTTTCGAGAAGTCAAATTTGCCTGTACGTTCTACTGATACTTTGTACTGACTGAAAATGTACTGGATATCACCTGGGCGAAGTCCTAACTTAACTAAGTTGTTACGTTTCGCACTGCGTGATGTCTTTGAGTTCATTACGTCGTTAATTGTCTCATTAAGGCTTTTGCCTTTGTTGAACCCCTGAAGGTCATTGTTTCTTGAAGTTGCCATAATCTGTAAATTTTGAGTTGTTAATATTGATTTCTGATGCAAAGATATATGATTATAGTCATACTACCAAATTTTAATACTATAAAATGTATGATTTTAATAATACTTAACTAAAAATGTGTGTTTATGATTATAATATTAAAAGAAATTAATAATGTATGACTTTATTTGCACGAAATAAAACAAATAACTATATTTGCACAAAAATTATAATCATACATTGTATATGGACGTAAAAACGATCATCAAAGAAAAAGGCTATACCATTGAACAGGTGGCAAAGAAAATGGGTGTTACAAGAGTTACATTATCTCAGAATCTCAGCAGAAACCCAACTATTAAGACACTGCAAAAAATAGCTGATGTCATAGGCTGCAAGGTTGGCGACTTCTTTATAGACGAAATGAACCAGACTGGCAGATCCTTCAAGTGCCCTCATTGCGGAGGTGAGATAAATATATCTATCGAATAAAAGATGCGAGATATTGGAAGGAATATGAAGTCGGTTCCTGAGAGGTATCGGCTTTTATATTATTCCCTCTTGCCTCATCACATCGACCATCCCACCGAAGATCCTGTTCACCTCTTCCCTGAACTGTGTGTACACCTGATAATGATGCAGCGTCTCAGAAGCTCCCCTCGACACTGGGCTGACGGCATTAAGACCTGTTATCTCTGCCAATCTCCTTCGCAACCCACGTGGCATCTTATACCCGAAGAGATTACGGGGAGCATATAGGTACTGTATAATGAAGATAAAGATCTTCCTGCTTTCTACGTTAGACACTGGCACATCTTCCGACAGGTCACAGAACATCTGATATAGTTTCGGAAGCAGGTCATAGTCATTCAACATGGGAGTACACAGTGTATTCTCCACCTGGACGGCATGTCGAAGATCTTCACGTGCCTTGCGGATATCACGAATTGTCTCTGTAATGTTAAATTTTCTTTCGGTTGAATCCATATTCCAAATTTTTAGTTACCTTTGCAGTGTGATTACGAAGGTGGAACGGGTCAACCTGTTTCATCTTTTTTATTATGGCTGCACAGATCGCACGGATGCACACCTTGAGTATTCCATCCACTAACCCTGCAGCAATCCATCTGTCTCTCATACAAATCACATCTGATCTCCGTCATATCGTCTCATAAACAAAGTGAACATCCTTGTATTTCCGACCTTTCAGCTTCTTTCGAAACTTCTCGATGTCGTCAACCTCATAGCTCACCTGCTTTATTTCCTTCCGACCATCAAAGCCAATACGCTTGATGCGCTTGATCCTGTATTTACTTGCTTCCATATACATAATTTTTTATACAACTGGACGACATTCTCTTGTCAGCCTCTCACAAAGAGCTTCACACAGTACACGGCTCATGTTAACCTCAACGGCATTTCCTATGAACTTCTTCTGCTCTGCCTGTGTGCCGATCAGCATATAGTCCTCTGGAAACCCCATGATACGCTTTAACTCCTGAATCTTCAACATGCGCATCTTGATGTCTACAATTCCGAACATTGCCATGAACTCCTTGATCTTCCGAGTCATCGGGCTGTCATCGTCGAATATCTTGATTCCAATACCTTTTTCGGTACTGACAAGATACGGTGGCATCTTATCCATCCTTGCTATCAGCGTGAAACAAGGTCTGTCTATGTCGCCTCCCTTACTCTGGAACTGTGGATTCATCAGAAACTGATTGACGGACACAAGATTCTGTTTGGGATTGTTGACAACCGTAGGAGAAGGTTTCTCTATCGAAGCCGGATTGCCGTTACCATATTGACTGTCTAAGAACTGACAGTTTGCCAAGCCTATCTGCCCTACCGTGCATATCGTAGGAGCTGGCTCATCTATAGAGCTGCCCTTGTTATTGAATCGGTAGTTGATTATGAATTTCGGCTGAACAAGTGCCAACCTGTCTTTTGTTGTTACCGTTGGTGACGGTTTCTCTATTGAACTGTTATGTCCGTTCCCGTAAAAGGCTGACAGAAACTTCGGGGTAATAATTCCAAGGTGTCCCCTCGTCCTGACCGTTGCACTCGGTCTGTCAAGAGAATAGTTGTGTTCCGCTCCACCATAGTAAGCCGTAATGAAAGCGTGGTGATCTACACATGTGATGGTTCCTGCAGGTTCCTCAACGGATTTGTTCTTGCTTGCAGGGTCGCCACTGAACTGTTTCGACAGGAAATTGAATTTGACATAGCCTAAACGGTTCTGGCAGGCGACAGTAGGACACGGCATATCAGTAGGTGCTGGATTGTATCTTCCGCTCTTATTCATGGAATTGTATTTCAGGATCATGTCCTCATACATCTTCTTGCCTCCAGCGACAAACTTAACAAGACCAGCATAGATACGCTCCAAGGTGTGTTCACAAAGCGGTTTCTTCTTACTGAATATACTCGTACCCTCGTCATCAAGGTCAAGCACTTCCTTCACAGGCTTCCATTTCTGGTAGTTACTGAACAGACTGCCATCATCTACCTCTTTGGCATGTGTCGGTATCGGGAACGATATTGGCATTCCGCATCTGGCAAACTGCCCGAAATACCGCCTGCGTGACGTATAGGCTCCAAAATCGGCTGCATTGAGGATTCTCCAGTCGAAATCATATCCATAGTCTCTGATATGGCGTACCCACCGTAGATAAGACTTTCCCTTGTCCCTGCTTACAGGCTTCCCGTTCTCGTCCAGATCGCCCCAGCACATAAATTCTTCGACGTTCTCAATCTGTATATAGTCAGGACGGATAGCTTCAATATAACGGAACAGGTGTTCAGCCAGTGTACGGCTATCGGCATCCCTCGGCTTTCCTCCCTTCGCTTTGCTGAAGTTGGTACACTCCAGCGAAGCCCACAGAACTACATGCGCCTCTGGATATCTTGTCTTCATCTTTTCCAGGTGCTCAATCATCGGTGACAGTTCCAGTGTCCTGATATCCTCGGTGAAGTGCATCGCTTCTGGATGGTTGGCAGCATGGCTCAGAATTGCATTCTTGTCATGGTTTACACATGCTATGACCTTGGCGCATTTCCGTCCGTTGAGACGGGCATATTCTACACCGCTCGACGTACCGCCAGCACCACAGAACAGGTCAATGTAGAGTAGTTTGATATTCTCCATATTTTAGATATTTGCTTTGATGTAATCTTTCCATGGCGGAGTTATAATCTCCATCACGTCTTTATTTGGATTTCTCGACTGCCATAACCTCGCAGCTTCCAACATTTCACGGGCAATGCCCTCTGGTTTTCTGATACCATGCTTATTACCATAGATTTCTATCAAGTCCGAACATTCGGGAATCGGCACAATATCATCGTCAAAGAATCCTGCCATATCAATATCGGAATTTAGTGAAATGAATAATTGCCATAGGGTTGTTCAGATTATAATCCTTAAACCATTCTTTCCAGTCTTCAAAAGAAAGACCGTCGTTTCTTGTCAGTTCTGCAATAACATGACAGGCTCCTTTTTGTTCACCGTCAATGTAAACAAGCCAAATCTCTGCACCTTTGTACCTTTCCTTAACTATCTGAAGTTTCTGTAAACCAATTCCATCCTCGCGTGTCAGTCGTACCAATTCAACCTGTGAAGAGCCTTTGGCATAAGGTTTCCCTAACCACTGACGGATAGAAAGGCATGCCTCTCCCTTTGCTATTTTCTCAAAACGCTTACGCCAAAATTCGTAGTTGGCTCTGATGGTATGTATTTTGCCGTCATCCCTTTCAGGATCAAGACCATCAAATATCTTGCCTCTAAATCCTGTTGGCTGTCCTGCTCTCTTGTGTGTAGCAGGAAAATATTTTGATAATGTAAGATAATAGGTAATCATTTTATTTTCTTCTTTAGTTTTTCATATTTCTTCAATCTCTCTTTGAGTTCATGGTTCTCCCTGTCAAGACGAATCGCCCTGTCAGCAACGGACATCCAGTTAGCATAGTAATATTTAGTCCTGTGTCTCAGCACTTCGTTCTCATGTTCAATGCCCTCAATACGTTTCTGTTCCTCGGAGCAGAAACGACCTGACCTGTTACGCAACTGGATGCGTTTAGGCTTGACGGCAGCCTGTATATAGGCTTCATCGTTGTCAAACAGTCCGTTCATATTTTTTCGTTTTAGAATGGAAGTGGTTCCTCTCTCACAACTGGCGCATTCTTTTCCTGATCTATGTTAATACCAAGATATTCAAAGAACCGCTCGTTCTTATAGTCTGCGAAGAAAGAGCCTGTGCCTCCGATGTTACGACCTTTGTCAACTATCACCTCAGTTATGTTACCTGGGATCTCTGGTCTGTATTTGTGCCTCTTTCCGTAATATTCTGGTCTGTATAACAGGAGAATCGTATCTGCTGCCTGTTCGATTCCGCCACTACCCCTGATCCACTCTTTCCTCGGTCTTGGATCTTCTCCTTTGGCATCCCTGTTGAATTGTACGACAAGAATTATACAGACTTTCAGCTCTTTGGCAAGGTTCTTCAATTCACGGCAGATACGCTCATAGAAAGATGCTTCACTCTCCGACCTGTCACGAAGGCAGTTCAATGTCTGCAGGTAATCAATGATAAACAACTTGACACCAAGCTGAATTGCATTCGAGCGGATGGATTCCCTAATGTCCTCATAGGCAGTAAGGGAATCTTCTATGAAAAGAGGTAAATTCTCCGTCTCTGCCTTTGCTGCATCCAAAAACCTGATCTGGTCTGATTGCAATTTCTTATAAAGGATGACATAAGAAGGTATAAGGCAATATGGAGCGTTGATCCTTGCTGCCATTTGCTCAACAGTCATTTCAAGCGTGAAGACCATCGACGGTATGCCGCAACTTGCAACGTTAACAGCAATATTGGTTGCGAACGTCGATTTTCCCATAGACGTAGCACCGCCTATCAGGTTCAAGTCTCCATATTGAAAGCCCCCCTTGTCGTCAATATACGGGAATCCTGTAGGCAGCATCGTCTGGATATCGTTGTAGTTCTGCTTTACACGATCTGTCATTGCAGCATTGACAGCCTTCATGTCATATACGGATCTCGACCTTTGCATATTTTTCACCCTCTCTGCGTCGATCTCCTTGTCGATATCATCTATATTGACGGACATATCAGTGCCTACAGCCTGCAACCTGCATCCAAGTTTCCAGTACCTTCTCCTTTTTGCAAGATTGACAAGGATAGAAAGATGTTGTTCGAAACTTGCACTGGTCGGTGTGCTGCTTGCGATCTCAAGCACCTCGCATGTATCAGGAGCGCCCTTCTCTTTGTTCTCTGACAAGTACGTACCAACCGTAAGTGCATCTGGAATTTTCCCACTGTCATATACCGCCTTTGCAGCATTGAACAATATAATATGTTTAGGATAGTAGAAAAGTTCCTCTGAAAGATATTCGTGCCAGGACGAAAAGATATCTTTATACGACAGGATATTGCTCAGTACATTTCTCTCGATCTCTACATTATACAAAACCGATGTCGCATCATTATTTGTCATAATATCCCTCCTTTATCTTCAAAAAAGTATCAACATTGAAAATCTCCTCGAAAGTAATGGGTCTACGTTTTCCGCTTTCCCCTTTCAGATATGATGAATCAAGGACTTTATCAAACACGTCAAGGATGTCATTTCGGTACAGTGTATATACCACGTTAAGCAGCTTCTTACGGCTGTCTGTCATTTCAGTCAGCTTCGGTATATCTGTGTATTTGAACTTGTCATTGAAATACGCCATGAACTTCTCTGCATCCGCTTCGACGAGCTTTGCAGGAACTCCACCTGTAATAGCATCGTTCCAACACTTCTGTGTTAGATATGTGTAGGGGTTCTTACGAAATTTTTTATCTGGAGTGCTTGCCACATACATGGGTGTGTGTTCCGTAGCTGCCTTCCGTTCTGAAGCCGTCAGGACATTGTGCCACTTCACCTCGCACCTCTCTCGACCTACCATGTGATTATACATTTTCCACCATCTTTCAAAGGTATATTCGTCATTAATCGGCTTTAGCTGTCCATTACCTCTGAGCCTTTCCTTGTTACCAAGCTGAAAGCCGTAGATCATGGCATTGTACACATCAACGCTCCCTCCATGCTTGCTTGCGTACTGGCTGGCTTCATTCAGTACATATTTCGGTATTTCCATCGTCTTTCCTGATTAGGTGTATCATCTCGTGTATCTCCATTTCACCGGCACGAGGTTCAAAGTTGTTTATCTGACATTCCCACGATTGTTGATAACGCTCATTGTTGATCTGGCATAGTGTTACAAGAGGGTTGCACGGCATGTCATCCTTCATCACATATCCGTGAAGACAGTCGATGCACTTTCCTTTCTTGGTTTTCGGCTTTTCAGCAGTTTTTGTCTGTGTTTTCCTTGCCGCCATATTACCTTGTCATTATCACGTTCGTCAACTTCCTCCCTTTTGACATCACACACCATCTGCCACTGTTAGGAGCTTCACACTCTATGCGCAAATCCTCAACGTGACCGAAACGCCTGATGTTTCCACAAAGGTCTATGATCCATCCCTGCTTTCCAGGAAACGGACGTATCGCACGACCTACTATCTGATACCACAGTGCGAGGGACATCGTTGCCCTCGCCATGATTACCGTATCTAACTCTGGATAGTCAAAGCCTGTTGTAAGCGTGGCAGCATTGGCGACCACCCTGATACGCCCAGTCTTGAAGTCCTCTATAATACGTTCACGCTCCCTCTTCGGTGTATCTGCAGAGACAACAGCAGCAGATATTCCCTTCTTGTTAAGCTGGCTCACAAGATGGTCGCTCTCCTTGACAAACTGAGTAAACACCAGAACGCCTTTCCGTGGCGATCCCTTCTTTGGTGTCAACACCCTTTCCGTCCAATGTATCAGTTCATTCTTGAACCCACTACGCTCCAGCTCCTCCCTCATGCTTCGTTCATCAAACTCTGCACCTGTCGAGTTTGTACGTACCTTGCTAATGTCGAAAGATGTTTTGTCCGTAAGGTCGTAGTATGTCAGCCTTGCAAGGAATCCCTTTGCAAGCAACTCTGATATCTGGCAATAGTACAATAGGCACTGAAACACCCTCGGTCTTGTTCTGGTAAGGAATTTCAGCATGGGAGAACCATTCTCCCCACGTCCGAGTCGATAGGGCGTTGCCGTCAGCCCGATCACAATCCTGTCTCCAGATTCCAGAAACTCCTTATATTGTCCTGAAAGACTGTTGACCTGATGGCACTCGTCTATCAGAATATATTTGAAGTGGGAAAAGTCCTCTTTGTGATTGTACACACTCTTAATAGTCGCAAAAGTGACTCTGTTGATGTCCTTTTTTCCTACGGAAGCGGAATACACACCGAAATCCCATATACCATAGCTCTGGAACTTGGAAACATTCTGTTCCAAAATCTCTTTCTGAGGATTGAACACCAACAGAGGTGCGTCAATACGTGCAGCTATATCGGATATGATGAGCGACTTTCCAGATCCTGTAGGCAGTACCAACAGACCGTTTTTCTGAAACCGCTTCTTATTCATAAACATACTAACAGCAGCGTCACTGGCTTTTTTCTGATAGTCTCTTAGGATGTAGTTCATTCTTTATAAATAGGAAGCGCAGGGTGGCTGGCGACCTTCCCTGCGCTCCTTTCTTGTTTGTTATTCTTCTGCAATGTCGTTTGGATCTCCTTCGTTGTCAACAACTCCAGATTCCTCTTCTTCCGCATTTTCTTCTTCCTCCGGCTTGTCCGTACCAGGGAGGTCTATACCGAGAACATCCTTGAATGCAAGTCTGTTTAGCTCTTCAAGAGACCACAGCGATCTTGCATCCCATGAAGGAACCTTCTCGACCTTCACGAGCTGCATCTTGTCGTTAATCCATGAGAAATAGAAGAAATTCCCAGAACATGCAAGCTTGACAGTATTCTTGCTTGAAAGACGGTAGTCCTCTGCACCGTCCTTGACTCGTGCAGCAAGGTCTGCAATCTTCTTTCTAACGGTAAGAAGGTTGTCGTCAGCCTCTTTCTTGATACGTTTGGCACGTTCGTAGGCATCAAGCTGTTCCTTGATTGCGTCAGGCAGTTCGTCTTCCTGAATCTGGCAGTATTCCTCACGAATGTTCTGGATCTCGAAATCGTCAAGGCGGCGACGGACAACCTCTTTCTCTGGAAATTCCGCAGAGAAGTTTTCACGTAGCTGCTTTATAACCTCTTCAACATTCTTGGCACCGTTGAAGATAACCAGAAGATCTGAATACTTCTCCTTTGTTGCATCATCGAGACATATTTCGATGATCGGTGGCTCATAGCCATTTAATTTGTCCAACATAATTGTTTTGATTTAATAATTATTACTGAATATATCTTTTGTATAGATATTATCTGCTTTCCATGCTTCAAGGCTCTTTTTTGAAAGCCACCATTGAAACACATCTTCGTCGGTCATGCTTTTGTAGTAGTCATCCATGCCATGAGCTTCACGGTATTCACGCAGCTTGCGGATAGTCCGCAGGTACTGACGTTTGTACTTCGGATAGTCACGCTCCATACGTCTCATTTCTTTCATGCTCGCCATCGGGCAGAATATACAGCCTAATCGGTGGTAGCCTTGGTCGTACAGCTCACAGTGCTCAACCTTGACAACATCATTCAGGAACTCCCATACATCTTTGTCAGTCCAATCTATAATGGGGTTGATGATGATTTTATCCTTGCCACTGATGCAGCGCACCTCAGTTTCGCCTTGCTCTGCAAACTGGTCTCTGTTAGTGTTCTTAGTCTTCTGTTTGGCAATCTGCTCTTGCCTCCATGCCTCGAACTCATCTTCACTGTCACCACTGAACTTACGACTTGAAACCTCATATGTGTTACGTTTGGAACGCTTTACGCTCTCGGCTCTACGGACACCTGTGAGGGTTACAGTATTACCCCCCCCACCTTCCTTTAGTACCTCACAGCAATAGCGAAACTTCCGTGTGGGTAGCATCCGACGTTTGATGACCAACTCCCAAAAAGTCATATCAGGTCTATCCCAAATGACATCAGGATAGTTACGCATGATGAAATGCACCAATTCGGGATGGTCTATGCCTGTACGAGCGTAGTGAGCTTCAAACTTAACGCCAGCGAGTTTCGCAATGTGATATAGACATTGGCTGTCCTTACCACCGCTGAAAGCCAAGAAAAAGCCCTTGTCACTATATTGGAGTGCAAGGGCTTCGGCTTTCCTTAGAATCTCTATTGACTTTTCGTAGATAGTTCTCATACTTTTTTTACTCAGAAAATAGTGACGGCTCCAGCTTCTTCTGCTGTTCGTCACGGTAACTCTTACAGAAATCCTTGATTTTCTTCTCTTGTGCCTTGGAGTTTATCAACAAACTCTGTTTGTATGGTGAATCCTTCGGTTCCTTGAAATATGCCTGCTGTCTTTTGAACAACTCTTCACAATCAGCAATAAGTTGCTCCAACATTTCTTTGTCGTTCATACTATATCGGTTCTGTTGGTTTGTAAACTCTTCGGATATCAATATGCCTGATGGAGTGCATCATCTTCTCTTTCAAGATATAGTCACGAGGCACCATCTTTGGACTTATCTTGATATCTTCCACGATAAGCCGTCCCTTTGCGACATGCCAATAGACGAAATCAGCCAAATAATATACACCGACAAATGTCCGTTTCTTCTCGATCTTGACTTTTGTCTTTAGTTGCTTCGAAACATCCGTATATTCATCTGGCAGAAGAGTAAATCTCACCTGTCTTTTCAACTCGGAGATAAGACCTTTACGTTGACAGTCCAATAGGAACATCCACCGCTTTGCCTCTCGCTCTGAATCAAACTTGACACCTTGTATTTCTACCTTCTTGGCATTGTACTTGCCTGATCTTATGAAATTATTTGGGAATGACATATTAATATAGTTTTTTGACATTAAAGAATATCATAAGGCTCTGCTTTAGGTTTTCCACTTCTTCATAAATTTTCTGTACTTTGTCTGTCATATTATTCGCTTATTAAATTAGTAACTTTATTGTAAGATTCTACGTTTAAATTGTATCTCGTGCCGTTTTTAAGGATAAGTATATAGTCCGTATAGCTAAAACCGCCTTCTATGTGGCAAGAACTGATTTCGTCAACATTGACTATTATTTTGCCACATCTGCCTTGAGTGCGTAAACTAATAAATTGTGCCATAACTATTCTCCTTTCTGTACTTTAAGACCAAGTTCAAAGAAATGTTTGGCGATAGCATATTCCCAATTTAGCGGTTCTTCTTCTGTGTTCTTTGTTTTAGAAGA